GTTTTCGTATCGGCTGGTAACCAAAAGATCTATACTCATGATCTTAAAGGAAACCAGTATGTACGATACTTTCACTCCGCTGAAATTCTGGGCCCCAAAGGGTACCCAGTTTCATGAGTATAGTAAGGCATAGCTAGCTGGGCTAAGGATGACTAACTCCAAACATATGAAAGGAGCAGTCATGAAAAGCCCGAAGTTGAGGAAGAAACCTATACTAGATCCTTCCTCGGCACTTTTACTACTTAGTAGCATACTACAAGATTGTAGTATGTGCTGCGGTACCAACACCACTCGTGATTTTTTAACGATCACGAGACGCGTCGAAAAAGAGGGCATATCGTTTTTGACGATAACCCTTGGAGACTTCGCTAGTGACTTCGAAAGAAGTCTCGAGCGAGGTTCCATAGACTCGAACGTTTTCGTAAGTTTTGCGAAAACGCGGTCCATCCCGAAACTCTTTTCAGGTATGACCAGTCTAATTTTCGGCAGTGATGGTCGGCTTCTTAGTCAACCATCAACTGTAGCAATATTCTGCATACGACAAGTCTGTCGCATGTGGAAGAAGATAGAGCTCCCCTGTTTAGAGGAGCGCATTCGTTCTGCAGAAGATGGCTACGCTAAGATAGAAAGTGAGCTATCCATGTTTTCAGTTGATGAGATCGATAGTCAGCTTCTTGCTGACTTTGACTTCATCTCTGATAGTCTTTGGAGTATGGTTCTGGGACCAGTGGCTAACGCCATTGATTCTTTGAAACATGTTCCTAAACATGGACCCGGTGCTACTGCTCTAAAGATGCTTCCAAATCAGAAGTATCAATGGGCAGAATGGCACCAGAGACTAGAAGGTTACTTCCCGTCGGATGCTTTTTGCTATTATAATAGCGAGGCGTTCCTAGCGGAAAGTTCTAGTATAGCTTACTTGAGTCCGGAGCAAGAGCGACCCGTAAGGGTCGTCTTTGTTCCTAAAACGCTTAAGACTCCACGCGTTATCGGCATAGAGCCTGTTTGTATGCAATATACACAACAGTCTATTATGTCGATGATAGTGCGACAGCTGGAGAAGCATAAGTTGACATCTTGTCACCTTAACTTCACCGACCAGAGCATTAACGCTAGACTAGCAATTCTCGGGTCCAAGGATGGCTATCATGCCACACTGGATTTGAAAGATGCTAGCGACAGAGTCCATCACGCCCTCGTATATCGAATGCTTAGGAGCGTTCCTTCCTTAAGGGACGCCGTCTTCGCATGTAGAAGTACGAGAGCTACTCTTCCTTCTGGACAAACTATCCAGTTAGAGAAGTTTGCGTCTATGGGTTCGGCCTTGTGCTTCCCGATCGAGGCTATGGTATTTTATACCATTTGTCTCGCTACGGAACTGCGTAGGTTAGCCTTGCCACACCAGTCACGCTCGTTACGACGGGAAACCGTCTTAGGCTTATGCCGCTCGAGCGTGTATGTATACGGGGACGATCTTATTGTCCCCGTGGACTCGGTACCAGCTATCAGTGCGAATCTTGAGTCTTTCGGACTCAAGGTGAACATCAACAAGTCATTCTCTAAGGGTAACTTTAGAGAGTCTTGCGGGATGGACGCATACTTCGGGGAAGAGGTTACTACTCTCTTCCTACGGAGGATGCTTCCGACTGATAGACGCGACGTGAGTGGAATGGTATCGGCTGTAGAGCTTTCGAATAGCCTTTGGAAAAAAGGTTTTATTCAGAGCTCTACTTTCATAGAGAATTATCTCCGTACGAAAATACGAAGACTTCCTTATGTTACCGATACTTCCTCTGTCGTTGGTTTTGTTAGGCCTCAAAACCTAACAGTCCATCGTTACAACGCAGAGCTACATAGACCCGAAGTTAAGGGCCCAGTAGTGGTTGTAAAAGAGATTGATGACCGAATAGATGGGAATCAAGCTCTTACGAAGTGGTTTCTCTCCGGAATGAACCGGAATGATAACCACTACACTCGTAGCGTAGATTGCGGTCATCTCACAGTAAGAGACCGCTGGAGGCCTGTACATTCGTACGGGCTGACTGACTACACTCCTAAGTGTAATCAGTGGAGTCGAG